AGCGTCGCTATTTTGCGACAAAATGAAATAAAATAATCTTGGTCATACTTGCTTTTCATAACATTTACATCTTTATGAACTAGCTGAATATTATCCAAAATATAACCTTTACTGCTATCTATTCTATCTATCGAGGCGGTATGGTCTCGTCCCACGTCTGCCCAGCCTATCGGTACCCCCGATAATTTACAGGTTTTACCCTGTTTTACATATATGTTCCAGACTTCTTCTATAGTTATACCCCAATCAATTCCTCTTGTCTCCGCACCTGTCTTGTGTTTCGTAAACCAAGAGATCCTGACTTCTTTATAACTATATTGTGGTTTTGTGTTATTTACTATAGAAGAGCATCGTGTACATCGCTTATTAGCCAGTAACGAGTTTATTGCATATCCTCTACGTAAATAAGACTGCTCAACCCCACAATAACCACACTTCTTATACCACCGCTTACCCCGTTTAACGACACTTGCTGGGGTATCTAACATCTTTTACCACTTTACTTTGTCAGCCCAATACGCCGCTGACATCTTACCTTTCTTAATGTTCTTAGCGTGCCGCGCTTTAAATGACTTGCGTTTAGCCTTCATACGTGCAGATTCACCAGCTTTAGGTTTCCCAGCCGTTTTTGCACCTTTCTCACCAAACCGAATAACTTTTTCTTTACCGCCAGCACATGCTTTCACAACGTGCGATTTTTTAGAATGGCCTGGTGTGCGTCTAGGCTTATTACAAGCCATCGCTTTCTTGCTAACTTTTTTAGTGGGCATTAGTCCCGCCTCTCTTCTAGCAATTTAACTCTAACCTTCAAATCGTGGATATGTTCAAGCATCTCTTCTTTGAGTTCCTGTCTCGCAAAAGCATTACCTGGACTTGGGACAATCTCCCCCGAAGGGCTAATAAGCTGCATTTGATTAGCACGAATTAGCTGAATATCGGATTGGATTTGCCCAATGGAAGAAATGACCCACCACATAGCCGCCATAAGTACGGGGACTAAGCTGGCTAAGACCTTAGGTAGGTCAAATTTATCCACAGTTTACCCGTAGAACAAAACAACGCTAGACGCGCCGTTAATATCTAGGAATACACCGTTCTCGCATAGAATACCTTCACCAGGAATATCCACAGTATGCTGTCCTGCAACATCAGCTGGGAGCTTCAAGGCTTCTGTACCACTAGCAGCAGAGGCATTATCGTAAAGGATAGGTGCCACACCCGCCGTAGTAACAGCATAGAAGATACCTTTAATACGAGTTCGGTAAGCAACCATAGCGCCGTCGCCAGTTGCAAAAGCCGATTTAACATCGTATTGCATGGTTATCTCCTATTAGCCAGCTGAAACTGTTAGTACGCCTGAATTGTTCCAAAGCTGACCTACAACTTCTGGATCTGCGGTAGGAAGGTCTGAAAAGATAACGACACTATTTGTGCCATCGTAAGTAATTGAAAAGTTCTCTGTCTCTGCGCCTGTGCTAGCAGCAACAGTAATGTCTTTAAAACCGTTCTCGGATCGAACTGGTCCTTGGAAAGTAGTATTAGCCATCTTGTTTCCTTTCGTGTAGTAGCACTTCCTATACCGTCTCTACTAAGTCTGCTAGGTCAGTCGGTATAGATATCATCCTAGTACGTACAGTATAAATTAAAAAAGGGGGGCTTGTAACCCCCCTCTCTATTAGGCGCCTTGTGAGCCGAAGATTCCGAGTGGATCAGACCAACCGAAAGAGTATCGTTCACGAGCCTTATAACGGACATTACCTGTGTCAAAGTCTCCGTCCATAGAGTTCGCCAAAGGCGCACGGACAAAGTGCTTAAGACCGTTAGGTACATCAGTTGTAAGGAACCAAGCGTCGGTATCTGTCAAGAAGTGGTTAACTGCGTAACCCTCAGGAATAGAACCGTTGCTCATGATTGCGTTGATATCATTGTCTGCCGTACCCACGCGCTTCTCGGTCTCAAGGAGTCGAGTCGCAACAAACATGAGGTTTGGTGGAACAATGAGTTTACGTGGCTTAGCAGCGATCAAAAGACCACGCTCGTCTGTCCATCCAGCGATCTGAATAACAGCTGCCTCTAGAGAAGTCTCGTTAAGGTCAGCCTGAACAGCTGGCGTATTGCTGTTTGAACCGCCAGATACTAGTGGGTGGTCAGTAGCAAAAAGCACTTTTCCGTCACCACCTGTGTAACCAGCAGTAAAGCCATTATTGAGCACAGAAGCAGCTTTCGTCTGCTTTGTGTAAGACATAGCACGAGCCAAAGCCTTTGTATAACGAGCTGACAATGAGTCATACAAGTTATCCTCAATAGCCTCTTCTGTAAGAGAGAAGCCAAGAGCAATGGTTTCGTGGTTGTATCGAGCCGTCCAAGCCTCTTGTCCGTTATCGTACTCAATCGCACTACCTTCGTTCTTCACTGGAGCAGCGGAGAACCCTGATAGCTTGGTTTCTTCTTCAAACGAACGCTCGGATGATTCTGTTTCGAAAATCTCCTTATGCTCTTCACCATATCGGCTGTATTCCATACCGAAAAGGGCGTTAAGACCAGGAAGGAGTTCTTTAAGTAGTTGGGCGCGTGAAATAGCCATTTAAGATTCTCCTTATACGCCTGTGGTGTTGTCATACTGATGACCTGCGTTCCACTTCACGTAGGCTTCCGTATAACCACCAGAGGTGTTTTTAGTTTCCTCAACCAATCCAATAATTCGGAATGGAAGGGTGTTAGTTGTAGCTGACGTGTCTGAAATCGCGCAACGTGAATTGCCTGAAGCAGAATCGCCAGTATTGTCAACACCTGCTACGTTAGCACCGATATCGGTTTGAGCAAGGTCACCAATTGTTGTGCCAGAAGACACAACAGCAACTTTAAATAGAACGTCTGTAGCGTCAACGACGTATGCTTCAATATCGCTAGCTACAGTGTTTGCAGGATATGACTGACTAAAGAGCTTGTAACCAAGATTAGGATCAGTATATGTGCAACCAAGGAAAACACCAACAGGTGTCATAGCGGCGTCAAACGTATCACGCTCAACAGTACCACCGGTAACGAGCTTAACAGCATCGCCGTAGAAAATCGAAGTACCGTAGTTACTTGCAATCTTCATGTGACGAGTTACACCTACGAAAGGTGAGCCGCTTAGCAACTTTACCGGAATTAGGCCGTAAGGCCCGCTTACAGTAGGATAAGCCATTTTATAACCTCATCAAAAAATTATTTACCTTTACCGAATGACGTAGTTGAACGCTTGTCCGAAAACAAAGGCATTCTTTGGTCATTCTCTCTCATAAAGTTGTTGTCTACAGATTCAATCTGAGCGTGACTTTGTTGTGCGTAATATTCATTACGCTGTTTAGCCATCTCGTCAGGCATCTTGCAGAGCAACAAACCCGCGACCTCAATGTTGTCTTTGAAACGACTGTTGGGGTCAACAAGCATTTGTAGATGTGGCTGCTCGTCAGCTTTAACGGGTTCCCAACCTTCTCGCATTTTGGACGAGACATTGCGGGCATCCGCTTGTCCTAACATAGCCACTCTAACCCATCGATAAGTATATCCAGGTTCCCTATTGGGTTCTGGAAGTGTTTCAGGCCGTTGCCAAGTTTTTGGTCGTTCCTGTTTATCTCTGGATTCTAATTCGCGTGCAAGTCTAGTATTAGCCATTTTGATTCTCCAATCTTTTCATCTCTTTAGCGTATTGTTCAGGTGTTAAGCCAAGTTTTTTAGCTAGAGCAACCTGAGACTGCTTTAGTACAACCCGTTTGGAGGACGTACTTCGGGATGCCGGAGCAACCACAGTGGCGGGTTTGTTCTCTGCTCGGACAGGCTTGCCGCCCCCATCCGTAGATTCTTCTTCCCCAAAATATTCAGGGAAACGACGGCGCATTGTTTTGTCAACGTCCGCCCAGTATTCATCTGTACCGACATATGCTTCACCCTTTGTCTGGATTAGTTTTTGATGTAATCCAAGTGCCGAGCTAGTCATCTCAGGATCAGAGCCATACCACGTATTGCGTTCTTGCCACGCCATGGTTTTAGCGTCTAACTGAGGTCTTTGCGGTTCAGTTGATTGAGTGTTTACACTATTTTCTTCAGTTTGTCTAGGTTTTTGATAACTTGAAAGTTGTTGTCGCTTCCAATTTACGTCAGAAAGTTTACTTTGAGCTTCAACAATAGAATCAGTATCACCTGATTCATAAGCCTCTTTGTAGGCTCGTTTTGCCATTTCCATCTCATACTCTAATGACTGTCTTGCAGTATCAATGTATGTTTCACGGCCTTTTTCAGCTTCAGCTCGGAGGCGTTTGTTTTCCTCCATAGCTTTTTTAGCCATATCCAAGGCTTGTTGTTGCTCACGCATAGCAGACTCTTTAGCCCGGCGTTCATCATGCCAAACCTTTTTCATCTGCTTAAGACGTTCTTTTACACCATCAGAATAGTTATCTAGTTCGTCGTTCTCTAACTCTTCAACTATTTCTTTAGGCATTGGAGACCGATTACGGTCTTCTTCAGGAGTATCATCTTCAACTTTGAGTTCTACTTCATCACCCTCAATTTCGAAATCTACTTCGTCTTTTTCTACCTCTTGTTTTTTCTCAGCTTCTGCCATAACCCTCTCCTTTAACTACGAGAAATGCCGCGAGGATCTTCTACAACCCCTTCGACACTGTCGTCATTAATAATCCGAAATTCTTTGTTATGAATCTTTATACGTGTGCCTGAGTGAGGTCGAACGAGCACAAAGTCTCCTTCTTGGCACCAAGCTCCACTAGGAAACCGGTCTTTGTCTTTATAACAATCCGGCCCCATTTTCATAACAAATAGAACGGTAGTGAGTAGCTCTTCGTTATGGACAGTTACGTCTGCCTTAGCGATGCCACTTTCATACTCGTTTTCTATATCGGGGATTGCGCACAAAATGCGATAACCAGAGGGTTCTGGTAGTTGCTTAGCTTTACGCTCAGCAGTATCAGGTAATGTTGTCGCTTCTTCTGGATTATCGGGGTTCGTGCCGATAAGAAGTTCACTCATCGTCGTTTTCCATCCTTTCTGATGTTTCAGTTAAAATATTTTCAGCTATTAAAAGTCCTCTATAAATCCCGCACGAATGTTGATATGCGGCAAAATCCTTAGACTTCCCTAGCACT